GGGAGCGCCTCCAAGCCTCCAGCAAAGCCGCCAACCACATCCTCGCGGAGAAGGGTTCGCAAACCTGGGAAAAGGCAGACCAGGACGCATTCGACGGCCACGTCGCCGAGTGCGAGCGCATCAAGGCGCAGATCTCCGCCCACGAGAAGATGATCGCCGAAGACCGCGATGCCAACTTCTCCGACGCTTCGGACTTCCGCGTCAAGGACCGCGCGCCCAAGAGCGAAGCCAAGAAGGTGTTCGACACGTTCTTGCGCAAGGACTTCAAGAACATGTCGGCCGAGGAAGTCATGGCCGTGCGCAACACGATGTCGACCACGACCGGCTCGCAGGGTGGCTTCACCGTGCAGTCGGAGATCGCCGCGACGCTGATCGACTACCTGAAGTCCTACGGCTTCATGCGCGCCGTTGCGTCGCAGATGACCACCGAGAAGGGCAACCCGCTGTCGTTCCCGACCTCGGACGGCACCGCGGAAGTCGGCGAGTGGATCGCGCAGAACACGACCGCGACCGCCGCGGACCCGGTGTTCGGCACCGTCGCCGTGAACGTGTTCAAGGCGTCTTCGAAGATCATCGCCGTGCCGTTCGAACTGTTGCAAGACAGCGAGATCGACATTCAGGCGCTGGTGTTCAAGCGCGCGGCGGACCGCATCGGCCGGCTGGGCAACGTCGGCTTCACGACCGGCGGCGGCACGACCGACCCGTTCGGCCTGGTCACCGCAGCCTCGACCGGCAAGACCGGCACGACCGGCCAGACCCTGACCGTCATCTATGACGACTTGGTCGACCTGATCGACTCTCTGGACGTGGCCTACCTGGGCGCACCGTCGTCGAACCCGGAACTGGCAGGCGCCGAGCCGGGCTTCATGTTCAATCAGACGACCCGTCGCGTGATCCGCAAGATCAAGGACACGGCTGGTCGCCCGATCTGGACGCCGAGCTACGACGAAGGCCTGACCAGCACCACGCCCGATCGCCTGCTGGGCTACCCGGTCTACCTGAACAACGACATGGCCGTGCCGGCTGCCAATGCGAAGACCATCGCGTTCGGCAACTTCAACAAGTACCTGATCCGCGACGCCATGGACGTGACCATGTTCCGTTTCGACGACTCGGCCTACGCCAAGCTCGGTCAAGTCGGTTACCTGGCCTGGGCGCGCATGGGCGGCAACCTGCTGGACGCCAACAGCGTCAAGCTGTACGCCCATTCGGCAACCTAAGCGTTTCACGCAAAAGCCGCCCGGTCCGCTGGGCGGCTTTTTCATTGACGTTCAAGAGAGAAATCACCATGGCAAAGAAACCGGCAGCCGAGAAGGTCGACGACGGCAGCGTCAAGGCGCGCGTGATCGTCGCGGGCCTGTTCGGCTCCATGAACGATGTGGTCGTGCTCGACAAGGCTGCGGCCGCTGCCGCGCAGGCCACTGGCGACATCGACACCCACCCGGAAGCCGTCGCCTACGCCGAAAGCCTGAAGGGCTGACATGACGCTCAAGCTCCAGACCGCCGCGACCGTCCTGCCGGTGTCCTTGGTGGAAGCCAAGCTGCACCTTCGCGTCGACGGCGTGGACGAAGACGCGCTGATTACTTCGCTGATCGGATCGGCCACGCTGGAGGCAGAGCACCTGATGGGTCGGGCCGTCATGCCGCAGAAGTGGCAACTGACCCTCGACGCCTTCGAAAGCGAGATGGCCCTGCAGCGGCCTCCGGTCACCGGCGTGGACAGCGTGACCTACGTCAACACCGCCGGCACGCCCACCGCGCTCTCGGCCGGCGTCTATCAGGTCATCGCGGGCAGCGACTACACGTCGAGCATCGTCCTCGCCTACGGTCAATCGTGGCCGGCGATCCGCTGCCAGCGCGAGGCTGTCAAGGTCATCTTCTCGACCGGCTACGCGGATGCCGCAAGCGTTCCCGAGCCGATCAAGACCTGGATCAAGCTGCGCGTCGGCGCACTGTATGAGAACCGTGAGTCGTGGACCTACGACAAGCCACTTGAGCGGAACGCGCACACGGACTACCTGCTCGACCGCTACCGGACGTGGCTGCTATGAGGGCAGGAAGCCTCAAGGACCGCGTGTCGCTCCAGCAGCCCGGCGAGGTTCAGGACGCGATCGGCCAGCCCATCCCCGGATGGCCCGAGGTTGCGAAGCTGTGGGCGAACATCCGTTACCTGTCGGGCGCCGAGGCGATCCGCTCCGATGCGCCGGCCAGCATTTCCAAGGTCAGCATCCAGATCCGCAAGCGGGCCGGCGTGCTGCCGACCATGCGCATAGTCGATGCGCAGGGCGTGGTCTACCGGATCGACGCCGTCCTGCCCGACATGCAGCACCGCGACCGGATCAACGTGGTTTGCGAGGTGGTCTCGTGAGCACGGCGCCGCTCAACCGCAAGGGGACGCGAACCCTCACCGGGAAGAATTCGTTCGCTGTCGGCGTCGACCTGGCGGGGCTTGATGCCCTGTTCGATCAACTCGGCGATCAAGTCGAGCAGGCGGCGCGCCCCGCGGCTCAGGCCGCGGCGCAGGTGCTCTATGACGAAGTGAAGAAGAACGTTCAGGCGCTCGGCAAGAAGACCGGCAAGCTTGAATCGAGCATCTATCAGGCTTTCAGCGCGTCGAACAGCTCGACGGGCAAGGCGACTTATCAGGTTAGCTGGAACCACAAGAAGGCGCCGCACGGCTGGCTTATTGAGAACGGCCACCTTCAGCGCTACCGGTATTACAAGCGGGACGACGGCCAGATTCGGCCGATGGTTCGCGCCGGCATGGAGGGCAAGAAGAAGCCCGCGCGCCGCGCATCGCAGGCGGTCAAGGATGCCTATTACGTGACGCTGCCGGTTCCGATCCAAGTCCCGGCAAAGGCGTTCGTCCGGCGCGCCATCGACAAATTCCCCGCGGCCTACGCGGCGGCCGAGGCTGAATTGCTTCGGCGAATCAACGGGGGCACCTGATGACGATGGAAGCAACCCTGTTCAACGCGCTGAAGCTGATCTGTCCGCGCGCCTATCCCGACATCGCGCCGACCAGCACCGTGCGGCCCTATGTGACGTTCCAGCAGATCGGCGGCGACACGCTGGACCCGCTGGACAACTCATCGCCGGGCAAGCGAAACGCCGTCATGCAAATCAATGTCTGGTCGAACACGCGCGCCGAAGCGGTCGCGCTGATGGATCAGATCGAAGACTCGCTGCGAACCGTGTTCAACGCGCGCCCGCAGTCCGCCAAGTTCAACGACTACGACCACGACATGTTGGTCTACGGATCGCAGCAGGAATTCCGGTACTGGTACTGACCAGACCTCACTAAGCAAAGCCCCTCGGAGCAATCCGCAGGGGCTTTTTTCATGCCCGTTTCGGGCTGTTCAACCGCCGCCGCCGAGCGGCTTTTTTCATTCCCGAAAGGCCCACCATGGCATACGCTTTCCCCGAAGGGGCACAGATCCTCTTCTCCACCACCTTTGCCTCGGCGAAGACCATCACGGCGCTCACCAACGCCAACCCGGCGGTCGCCACCTCCACCGCGCACGGCTTCGCAGGCGCCTCGGAAATTCTGCTTTCCTCGGGTTGGGAAGACGCGACCGATACCGTGTTCCGCACTGGTGCGATCGACGCGAACAGCTTCAACGTGACGGGCCTGAACACGACCAACACCGGGTTCTATGTCCCCGCGGCGGGCATTCCCGCCACGGCGTCGCTGATCAGCAACTGGGTTTCCATCCCCCAAGTGCTGACCATCTCGACGACCGGCGGCGATCCGAAGTTCACCACGATCAGCCCGCTCGCGCGCCGCAACGACATCAACGTGCCGGTGGGCTTTAACGCCACCTCGACCACGCTGACGCTCGGCCATGACCCGTCGAACTCGAACTACCAGACCATGATCGACATCAGCCGTTCGCTGACCAAGTGCGCGTTCAAGCTGCTGCTGTCTGGCGGCGGCGCCTCCTACGGGTACGGCTACATGAGCGTTTCCGAAGTGCCGCAGCTCAACAAGGGTTCGGCGAACGCGGTGACCGCCTCGTTCACTTTCCTGGGTCGCACGATCAGCTACTAAGCGTAGTTGCCGGCCCCGCTTCGGCGGGGCCTTTCATGCCCGCCGGTCGCTCCGGAGCCCGGGCCTTTTTCCACCACAAGAAAGACAGATATGGCAACCATCACGCTCGGCAAGCCGCCGAAGAATTTCACGAAGACCGTCAAGTTTGCGATGCTGGACGGCACCGAGGGCGCAATCGAGTGCGTGTTCAAGTACCGCACGGTCACGGCCTACGGGGTGATGAAGGACGAGATGTCCAAAGATGCAGGCGTCGCCGATCCGGCGTCGGACTCGTTCTGGTCCAGCTTCATGCAGAACCGCCGCGACAAGGGCGCCGAACTGCTGGCGCTGATCTTGGATGGCTGGAACCTCGATGCAGGTTTCACGCAAGCCACGCTGCAGCAGATGGCCGACGAGCTGCCGGGTGCCATCGCTGCGATCGCAACCGACTACGAACTCGCCATCGTTCAGGGCCGCCTGGGAAACTGACCGGGGCTGCGGTTGCATGGCATACACCGCCACCCGCGGCCGTGCCACCAAAGCCCGACACCAGCACCGACGAGCCAAGCAAGACGGTCAATGCCTTCGACATCGGCTACTTGGTCGTGCCGAAGGAGGTCAAGGACTTCGAGGTCTGGCCAGAAAACTGGGCGACCTGGAGCCTGTACCGGGAGATCGGCAACCAGTGGCGCCGCGCCGGCATGGACGGAGCGGCCTACGCCTTTGACTACAACGTCCTGTTCCATCGCATGGACCGCATGAGGCTCAGCGACAAGGACTACGAGCAGACCTTCAGCCTGATCAAGGACATGGAGCGCGCGGCACTCGATCAGATGCTGAGCAACAGCGACGACGACACCTAAAGGGCCCTTCGGGGCCTTTTCCAATTCTGGACCATCAATGACCACTGACAGCCGCAAGATCCAGCTAGAAACGGGGGTTGACGCCACGGGCGCCAAGGCCGGTTTCCAGCAGGTCAAGGACGCCGCGAAGGACATGGCGTCGTCCGTGGCCCAGGCCGGCAAGGAAGCGGCAAAGGGCGTCGACGGCATCGGCGACGGCGCGTCCGCGGCGAGCGCTAAGGTCGACCGCGCGACGTCGAACCTCGTCGGCTCGATCCAGCGTGCGACAGCCGCGGCCGAAGCCGGCAAGAAGTCGGGATCGGCGTTCTTCGAGTCGCTGGCCGGTCAGAGGGGAGTCAACGTCGATGCCCTCAAGCCCTATCTGACGCAACTCGACGCCGCCATTGCAAAGAGCAAGGCGCTCGAGAATGCGGCGGTGCCTTCGCTGCAGAAGGTTGGCGTCTCCGCTGCTCAAACTGCCGCCGCCCTTCGGGGCGTGCCGGCGCAGTTCACCGACATCGTCACCTCGCTGCAAGGCGGCCAGGCGCCGCTTACCGTGCTGCTGCAGCAGGGCGGACAACTCAAGGACATGTTCGGCGGCATCGGCCCGGCGGCTAAGGCTCTCGGCGGATATGTCGCCGGCCTGATCAACCCGTTCACCCTCGCCGCTGCGGCCGCGGTGGGACTGGGCGCCGCCTTCTACTCGGCGACCTCGCGCACGCAGGAGTTCAACAAGGCGCTGATCACTACCGGCAACTACGTTGGGAAGTCGGCCTCTGACCTTACCGACCTGTCGAAGGCCATATCCGACAGCATCGGGACGCAGGGCCAGGCCGCGGATGCTCTGTCGGCTCTCGCCGGCTCCGGGAAGATCGCGGGCGACTCGCTGCGGATTGTTGGCGAGGCCGTCGTCGCGCAGAACAAGGCCATGGGCACCTCGATCGAGGAAGCCGTGGGCCAATTCGTCAAGCTCGGGGAGGAGCCGACGAAGGCATCGGCGAAGCTCAATGAATCGCTGCACTACCTGAACCAGACGACCTACGACCGCATTCGCGCGCTTGAGGAGCAGGGCGACAAGGAGGGGGCCGCGGCGCTCGCGCAGGACGCCTACGCCAAGGCGACGATCGAGCGCATGAATCAGGTGATCAATCAGACTGGCCTGCTGTCCAAGGCGCTGAGCGGCACCAAAGACGTCGCTATGGGCATGTGGAATGCGGTGTCGGGCGCGCTGGCCTCGATCGGCGCGCAGCAGTCCAACGCCGAAAAGCTCATTGACGCACAGCGCAAGGTTTCCTTCCTGCAGCAGAACGGCAGCACGCCGGAAGCCCTGGCTGCGGCGCGCGGCGACGTCGCCAGCATCTCCCGCCAGGCGCTGCGCGATCAGGAAAACGTCTATGCCCAAGGCCAGAAGGCGCGCGACGACGCAGCAAAGATTTCCGCCTCCGATCGCCTGAACACGCTAACGAAGGAAGTCCAGACCAACGCCGACAAGCGCAAGAAGGCGATTGCCGAACTGAACCGCGACTACCAGACGCTAGGGAAGGTCGCGAGCGGCAAGGAATACGACACTCTCGTCGCCAACATCAACGAGAAGTTCAAAGACCCGAAGGAGGCGAAGGGCCCCAGGGAAAAGGCATTCCAGGACGATGCCGCGACCAAGATGCTGGAGAGCCTGCGTCAGCAGGAGGCGACCCTTAAGGAGCAACTGAGCACCGACGAAAAGCTCACCGCCTCGGAGAAGGAGCGCGCCAAGTTCACGCAGTTGGTCGCCGACCTGAAGACCAAGGGCACGCTGACCGCCGAGCAGAAAAGCCTGCTGCTCGCTCAAGATTCGATCAAGGCGCAGCTCGACAAGAACGTCGCGATCGAAAAAGAGATCGAGGGCAAGAAGGAGGCCGCCAAGCTCGACGAGAAGCGGCTGGCCTTCGAGAAGCAGATGCAGGGCATCACGCTGTCGTATCAGTCGGCGAACGATAGCCGCGCTGAGCAATACGACCGCACGCTCTCCACCGTGGGCCTGGGCACTCGCGCCCGCCAGGAAGTCGAGGCGCAAAAGTCGATCCGAAAGGAATTCGACCGCTACGTTTTGCAGGCTAACAAGCAGGCCTCCGATGCATCGACGCCTACTTTCGATGCCTTCAATACAGACGCATACAAGAACAAGATTGTCGAGCTCAAGGGAGCCCTGAACGACGCGCTCGCCGCGCAAAAGGACTTCTACGCCAAGGAGAAGGCCGCGCGCGAGGATTGGAGCAACGGCGCCAAGTCCGCGCTGGCTGATTACGTCGACTATGTGAACGACGCCGCCAGCCGCGCTCGCTCGCTCCTTAGCAACTCCCTGAATGGGTTCTCGGACTCGCTGACCGAAGCCATCTATGGCGACAAGGGCGCTTCCTTCAAGCAACTGGGCGAGAACATCGCCAAGCAGATCACGAAGGGCATCGTCGAACAGCAGATCACAAAGCCGATCGCCGAGTGGCTGCAGGGCGCGGTTTCCGATAAGGAGTCGATCTTCTCCAAGGTCTTCGGCGGCCTGACCAGCAACAAAGAGAGCGGCGAAAGCTGGCTCGGGATGCTCGGACTCGGCGGCGGCAAGTCTGGTGCGGGCGCCGCTGCGCGCGGCTCGTCCATGGCGAACCCGCTCTACGTGCAGACGGTCGGCGGCTCCTTCGGCGGCGCGGCGAACGACAGCGGCAGCGGCGTGTCCGGCCTGCTCGGCGGCCTGTTTGGCGGCATGTCCAACGGCGCGGCTACGACAGCGGCGAACTCGATGTCTGGCGATTCGCTCGACAACCTCATCAACCTGAAAGGCGGATGGGGGACGGTCGCAGGATTTGCCAATGGCGGAGATCCGCCTGTTGGGCGCGTGTCGCTCGTCGGCGAGCGAGGCCCCGAACTGTTCATCCCGCGGAGCGCCGGGACCATCGTCCCGAACCACGCGCTGGGCGGCGGAAACACGAACGTCGTCAACGTCAACTTCGACGGCCGCGTCGACCGCGAAACGGCCAATCAACTTGCAAACCGCCTGTCGCTAGAGCAGCGCCGCGCCCGGAGGCTCGCATGACTTTCATCGACACGCGCCTTAGCCAGCGCGTCAACGTCGGCTTCAGCGGCGGCCCGGAGTGGAATACGCTCGTCCGTCAGATGGCGAACGGCCTTGCCATGCGCCGCGGCAACTGGTCGATGCCTCACCACCGTTACACCGCCGACTATTCGGTGCTGGACCCCGAGAGCCAGAACGAGATTCTGGCAGCGTTCATCGCGGCGCGCGGCCAGGTGCATTCGTTCCGGTTCAAGGACTGGAACGACTACAAGGCGATCAATCAGGCCATGGCGAACGGCGACGGCACCAGCACGCCGCGCCAGCTCACGAAGTCCTACACCTTCGGCACCGAGACTTACGTCCGCACGATCCTGCTTCCGATCACCAGCACGGTCGTCGTGACAGCCAACGGGACGCCTATCACCGTCACGACGAACCCGCTGACGGGGATGGTCACACCGTCTGCGCCTTGGCCTTCGGGCCAGGTCATCAAGGCGAACTGCGACTTCGATGTCCGCGTCCGCTTCGGCGCCGACTTCATGCCGTTCAATCGTCCCGGCCGCGCCCTTGCTGAATGCACGGTCGAGATCGTCGAGGCATTCACGCCATGAGGTACGTCCCCCCGGCGCTTCAGGCGCACCTCGACTCTGGCGAGACGACCATGACGCTGATCATGCGGATCGACCCGGTGACGCCTGGGTATCCGTCTGTCGGCTGCACGATGCTTGACCAACCCTTGGTCTATGACGACGGCCTCGGCTCGCTGACCTACTCGGCGACCACCGGCATGACGCCCTCGACGCTGCAATCCACCTCCAGTATGGGCGTTGACAACGGCGAGACGCAGCACCTGGTCCCCGAGGGGGATATGGGCATCTCCGAGGAGATCCTGAACTCTGGCGTCTACGACTACGCGCGCTTTCGGCTGTACTGGGTGAACTACATGGACCTGTCCATGGGTCACATCGCCATCACGCGCGGTGAGCTGGGGCAGATCCGCGTCGAGGAGGGAATGACTTTCTGGAACGAGATCACGAGCCTGGCGAAGAAGCTGAAGACGCCCGTCGTCAAGAAAAGCTCGCGCACTTGCCGCGCTACGTTCGGCAGCCAGCCGATCGGCACTGTCGGCGCGGAGTTCACCGAGCGTCAGCCCTGCGGCAAGGACATCAGCGCCATGTGGTCGGCGACGTTCACCGTTACCGCTGTGGGCCTGGAGACGAATCGCACCTTCACGGCTTCGGGCATGTCGGCTGCTGCTGCGACCTACTTCCCCGGCATTGTGAAGTGGATCACTGGCGACAACGCAGGCCGGCAGCACGAAGTCGAGGAGCAACCCGGCTCCGGTGTCGTCTCGCTCGACCGCGAAACCATGTTCCCGGTTCAGGTCGGCGACACGTTCAAGATCCGCGCGGACTGCACCAAGTGGTGGGAGGGCGCGAACGGCTGCCAGGCGCACTTCTCGACGGCTTGGGTGCTGCACTTCCGCGGCGAGCCCTTCCTGAAGCCTCAAGAGTCGGATTCCGCCATCACGCCAGGCGCGTCCATAGGGAAGGGTCTCGGATGAGCCGGCTGGTCGAGATCGCGCGCACGTTCGAGGGCGTGCCGTTCAAGCATCGTGGCCGTGACCGCCGCGGCGTGGACTGCGCTGGCCTGGTCTGGTGCGCCTACGCAGAGGCTGGCGTCGTCATGCCAGACCTGTCCCGCTATGGGCGCGAGCCGCACCGCGACGGGATGATGCGCGTCTGTCGCGAAGCCCTCGGCGCTCCGGTGTGGGAGGGCGTCGTCGGCGATGTCGTCCCGCGCGAGGCTCTGGAAGTCGGCGACGTGGTCGTGATCCGCTTCGACATCCAGCCGCATCACATGGGCATCGTCGGCACGAACGAGATTCACGGCCTGTCGCTCATCCATTCCAACGGCCAGCGCGGGCTACGGTCTGCCGCCGGCCAAGGTCACGACAAGGTCGGTCGCGTCATGGAACACGGCCTCGATGCCGCTCACCTCGCAATGATCTGCGCCGTCTTCCGGAGGCCTGTCTAATGGCTCGTCAGGTACTTCCCATCGTCGGCGCGGTTGTCGGCGCTTACTTCGGCTATCCGCAAGCCGGCTTCATGGTCGGCTCGATCCTCGGGCAATTGGTAGACCCTGCCATCGCCCAAGGCCCGCAACTCGGCGAGTTGCCCGTACAGACTTCAAACGAGGGTTCGCCGCGCGCCATCATCTACGGCACCGCCACTTGTACCGGTTATATCCTGGCCTTTGGCGAAGCCCTCAAGACGCAGGAGGTGCAGACCGGCGAGAAGGGCGCATCGAAGACCGATGTGAATGTCGTCTATCGGTCGTTCGCGATTGCGATCTGCGAAGGCCCAATCGGCGCCCTACTGCGCGTGTGGGAAAACGACAAGCTCGTCTATGACGCTCGCCCCGGTTCGCTCATGGTGGCCGAGTCGGCAAAGTGGATGGAGAACAAGTTCCTGTATCTCGGCGACGAGGAGCAGGTGCCGAACGTCTTCATGGAGCAGACCATCAGCGGCGTCGGGACGACCCCGGCCTATCGCGGAACGGCCTACTTCTACGCCAACCTCGAAGACCTGACCGAGACGGCCGGCGCGATCAAGCAGTATCGCTTTGAGGTTGCTGGAGCCGCAGCGCTGGAGCCGGTAGATCAGCCGCTGATCGTCTACCCATGGGTGGATGGAACGGTCGACCCGCGCGATTCCCGCAACACGCACACGTACAAGTTCACCGGGTTCCCTGGTGAGCCGACGAACGTTTCGCACTATCCGACCTCTACCTGGTCGACGCGGAATAGCCTGGGGCTGGCGCTCTTGGATATGTACGCGGACTGGAATGCCGGGCATTCCAATACGCCGCTGATGTCGAATGCACATCTGATCGGCAACAGCGACGACTTCTACCACATGCGTCCGGCCTTCGGGTCTGGAGGCGTGCTTCAGAAGACGATGGTCCTGCACTTCAATGAAGTTACACCGACCGCCTACTCGTCGTTGTTGAGCTCGACGCCCGCGGGCTCTGTCCCCAATCTGACGAGCGGCACCCTTTGGGGCCTCAACTACCCGTTGAAGCAGTCCGTCGGATACCGGACAACCCCAAGTTCGTGGATCGGTCCGCAGTGGTCGAACCTTGACCGGCTCTATGCCGCGGAGACCTACGGCGTTACATCCGGGGGGCTGCAAACCTTCTATGTCTTCGACGGCGCCATCAGTTGCGAGCGCGTGCCAATCCCTCCCACTGGCTCGTCCCTGATCGTTGGCACTGCCAAGCAGTTGGGCATCATCGAGTACCGCAGCGGCCAGCTTTACCAAAACGGGGTCGGTCCGGTCATCCTGCCAAGCGATCCGCGGTACTCCGATACCGCGTTCTGGTCTGCAGCGCGCACGGCGGCGATCACTGCGGGGACGCTGGCCTCGGATGTCACTTCGCCGGTTGTCGTCGCCTCCTACGCGAGCGGCTATGACACGGTAATCGGCGAGCCAGTCGCCCTATCCAGCATCCTTTCGGATCTGCACCAGCGCTCGGCCATCCCCGAGGCCGACTTCGACGTTTCCGAGCTGACTGGGATCATGGTCGGGGGCTTGACCCTCACGGGCGACTACACAGCCGGCGACGCGATCAATACGCTGCGAAGCTGCTACTTCTTCGACAAGTCCGAGCCGGGCGACAAGCTGTACTACCCTCTGCGCGGGAAGCCCGTCGTCGTGACGCTGGACTTCGACGATCTGGTGGACGTGCCCGACCTGTCCAAGCGGGAGCAGGTTGGCGAAGTCCCGAAGAAGTTGCATCTGATGTATCAGAACTCGACCGCAGGCTATGCCCCGGTCAAGGCGAGCTATGAGCGCAGCAGCGTCGACGTGCTGTCCGTCGTCGAGACTACGATGCAAGTGCCTGTCGTGCTGGATGTGGACGAAGCACAGCAGATGGTTCACAAGCAGATGAAGGTCATGACGGCCGAGGCGCAAGGCGAGATCAAGCTAACCCTCCCGGATCGCCTTATCGGCCTCATCCCGAGCGACAACATTGGACTATCCCTGCGTGGCCAGGTGCGGCGCCTGCGCATCGACGAATGCGAATGGGCCGATGGAGTGCTGTCGCTGACGCTTCGCACCGATCGCCAGAGTGCCTACACGTCGAACCTGACAGGCATTGCAATCCCCGAACCGGCGCTTCCGCCTTCGACCATCGTGGGCGAGACGACCTTTGTCTTTGCCGACGTTCCGAGTCGAAGCGACACCGAAGACGACTTGCATTACTTGGTGGCCGGCGTTGGTGCGATGCCCGGGTGGTACGGGTGGGAACTTCAGCGCAGCCTGGATGCCGGCGCGAACTATGAAAGCGTCGAGCAGTTCACATCCGCTGATGTGGTCGGAACGCTGATCGACCCAGTGCCTTCTACCTTGGCGGACTACACCGACACGACCAGCACCGTGCGGGTGCAGCTCTACAACAGCAATCACACGCTTGAAGACCTGACCGATGTGCAGTTTCTGTCCGAGGGGGGCGCCTTCCTGCTAGAAAAGGCTGACGGCTCCTATGAGGTCATGCAGTACCGCGACGCCACGGACGAAGGCTCTGGCATCTTCTCCTTGACCACGCTGCACCGCGGCTGCCTGAACTCTGGTGCCGATACGCACTCGGCCGGCGCGCGGTTCGTGCTGCTGTCCAGCGCGCACCATGTCCCGGCTCAGTCGTCTTGGATTGGTAAATCCATGACTCATCGGCCGGTAAGCATCAGCGAATCACCGGAAGCTGCTGCCGAGCAGATCAACGCCTACGTAGGCCGGTCGCAACTTGAGTGGCCGGTGGCCTCGTTCAAGCTGACCCGATCGGGCAACAACGTAACTGGAACCTGGGCGCCTCGGCATCGCTTCGGCACCGATGACGCACCGATCGCATCGGCCAATTTCCAGGGCTACCGCGTGGCCATCGTCGGCACTTCCACGGTGACCTTCGACCAGACCGCGGCCACCTTCACCTATGACGTTTCGGCCATCGGCGGCGCCGTCACGGTCAGCGTCAGTGCCCTCAATCGAATCACGGGCGCAGGCCCGGCAACTTCAGGAGCCATCTAATGGCAAGCACCCCGATCTTCCCCTATGCCGTGTGGTCGTCTGGCACCAACCAAAACAGCATCCCGGCCAATGACAACAGCCTGCGAAATCAGATCCTGAACGGGACCGTGATCAGCCAGGCTGTGACCGCGCAGCCCGGAAGCCCGGCCGATGGTGACATCTACATCATCAACGCGACGCATACGGGAACAGCCTGGGCGACGTTCACGCCGAAGGATCTGGCGATTTACCGCGTCGTCAACAGCGTCGGCACTTGGTACGCCTATGCACCTGTTGAGGGTGTCGTCGTCAACCTGGCGGGCACGCCGTACCAATACCTTAGCGGGGCTTGGGTCAGTGTCGCGGGCGGCATCGTAAACCCGATGACGACGGCCGGCGACATCATCATCGGCGGCGCATCTGGAACCCCGACAAGGCTCGCCGTTGGTTCCACGGCCGGGCATGTGCTCACGTCCAACGGTTCGGGGGCAGCGCCCAGCTATCAAGCTGTTTCAGGTGGCGGCGGTGGGGTTACCGGCAACCTGACGCTGACCGATTACGCATGGGTCAACCAACTCGCTGCGACCGCCACGCAGACCGGGACGAACATCGTCATGACGGGCGGAACGGTGGCTTCTGACTCGTGGAACATCCTGAAGAAGTCGCAGAGTTTGACCGCGCCTTGTCGCGTGCAGTTGACGCTTCAGGGGAACAGCTTCGGCACTGTGGCGCCATCGGCCAATCAATCCATGGGGCTGATCCTTCGGGAGTCTTCGACGGGCAAGTTCGCCGTTGCCATGTGGAACCCGCAGCCAGTCGCAACCGCATCGTCTGGCGGTGGGTTCACTTTCACGAATCAGACGACCTTCCTTGCGACGGTTGCCACGTTCCCGAGCGTGTACCTGAAGCGCAGCCCTTACGCCCTCACGATCCGCAGGTCGGGGTCCAACTGGTACTTCGGCTGGTCGTTCGACGGGGTCTATTTCTACGAGTCGGCGGCTCAGACCATTGCCTCGTTCTCGCCCGACGAGGTCGGCTTTGGCATCAACAACCAGGGCACGACGACGAACACGGCGGTCATGACGGCCCAGCGTATCGACATCACCTGATCCCCATGACCACCATCCACACAGAGGGCCACCCATGAAACGCTACATCGTCAACGCCCTCATTGGGTTCGATCAATTCATCAACGCGCTGCTTGGCGGCGATCCCGACATGACGCTATCCGGGCGCATGGGTCGCGCGGTCGCGCAGGGCCGCTGCAAGCTGTGCGGCCCGGTCTGCTGGGTGCTCGGCAAGCTCGACAAGGACCATTGCGCGCGCGCGAACGCGAACGAGGCGGATGAGGGGCGGGCATGAGAGTGGACGACACGACAAAAGAGATCGTAGAGGCCGGCGCTGCATGGCTGGCGACCAAGGCCATGTTTTCGGGTGCGTTCACCGCGGTGATAGGCGCCTTCGCATCGTCGAAGTTCGTCGGGATGGCCGGTGTCTGCATCGGTTTCCTCGGCCTGCTGGTGAACTGGTATTTCAAGGCCCGCGCCGATGCGCGCGAGCAGCGAGAGCACGAGGCGCGCATGCGCCGGCAAGCAACAAAACCGGGGGATCTATGAACATCATCAGCGAATGGCTCGACAAAACGCTCGTCCCGCAATGGCGCAGCGCTCTCAAGATGCTCTCGGTCCAGTGGGGCGCGCTGTGCCTCGCCGCGGCTCCGATCTGGGGTGCTCTGTCCGATGAGCAACGTGAAGCCCTGCTCGGCATCCTTGGCATCCGTCCCGAGTGGTACGTGGTCGCTGCGGTGGCGATCGGGATCTATTTGAGGCTCAAGAATCAGGGCATCGAGAAATGACGCCCGAAACGCTGGCGCGCTGCACCGGGGCAATCCTGCGCGATGCTGAGCGGTTCGCCGATCCGCTCTCGGCCGCTATGGCTCTGTACGCGATCGACAACCCGCGCCGGCAGGCTGCATTCTTGGCTACGGTCAGCATTGAATCCGCCAAGCTGACGGCAACCGAGGAAAGCCTTTACTACAAGGACGCTGCCCGGCTGTGCCGTCTGTACCCGAGAGCCTTCAAGACCGGCGACGAGGCCATGCCGTACACCTGCAACCCGAAGGCACTGGGCGAAAAGCTCTACGCCGGCAAGTGGTGGGGCAGGGGCTTGATACAGCTCACATGGGAGGCGAACTACAAGCGCGCCGCCGAAGCGCTGGGCCGGGACTATCTGGCGAACCCGGATCTGGTCAAGGAACCCTCTGACGCCTCGCTAACGGCCGCATGGTTCTGGCACGACAAGGGATGCAACGAGCTCGCCGACTCTGCCGATATGGCAGGCATCACGCGCAAGGTCAACGGGCCGGCGATGGTTCACCTGTCGGAGCGGGAGATGCAGTACATCCGCGCCCTTGCGGTTTTGAGGAACTAAGAGGGCTGCTTCGCTTTCTTGATTTGAGCGCGCACCCAAGCGCCACCCCCGAGCGCCATGCACTTCTCCCACTCAGCATCCGTCATGCGGATCTGTCGGGGCTTCATCGCTTCGCCGGAAGGGGAAAGCGGCTTGCGGCCTTGGCCTCGGTCATTCATTGGTCTTGGCATCCGGCGATTGTGCGGCTATGGCGGCTAGCGCTTGCTGAACGTCCCGTTTGATGGTCGGGAAGTCATCAAGCGCGAGCGCGTCCCCATCCAGAAATAGACCGACTTGGCGGAACGGTGCGCGGTTGCTCCACGGGCGCAGGTTCATGATCGTGCCGACTGCGCGGAGCGCGGCAACCTCAGCGCTCATGCGTCCCGCCCCAGATCAAAATCAGCATCGTCCTCTCCCATCTCTGCCAGCATCCGCGCCACCTCCGCCGCGTCAGTCCATTCGCCGCACTTCCCGTCGCGGGCGTCTTGATTCGCCTTTGCTGCCTGCCCCGTTAGGGGGGTGGATTTCTCGCCGCCTTTGGTGTCGATCTTCATCTTGATTTCCTTAGATTTCTTCGGAGAATTTGTCATTCATGAAAACCTCGGCCGCTGCTTTTTTTGCCGCAACCTCGGTCGAGCATCCATCAACGCACTTCCAGGCCCTGCGGCCTTTCTCCAGCCACTCCACACGGTACGGGTGAGCATGCTTCCAATCGCGCACAACGATGCGAACGGTGCCATGTGCTGCGCTGAGAGTTGCTATGTCCTTGGTCATGGTCTGCTTTCGGTTGGTGTGTTGATATTGTAGCTACGAAATCAAACCAAGCAACAACTATTTTGTAACTACGAAAACAAAGGCTCGCTATGGGATACGCGCACTTCTGGAACCTGATTGGCTGGTGGTTGCGGGGTGGCCGATGATCGCCCTAGCATCCCCCCGCCTGTGGGCCGCCGTCTTCCTGGCTCTGGTGCTGGCCTGCTCGCACTTTTTCTTCTACCGGGCAGGTAAGGCCATCGTCCGCGGTCAGTGGGATGCCCAGCGGGTGCAGGACGCGGCAGCAGCGCAAGCCGAGCAAGATCGCCGGCAGGCATCAACCGACAAGGAGGCCCGAGATGGTCAAGCAAAAATCGCGGCTCTACAGACTGAGCTGGCCGGCACTCGTCTTGCTGGCGACAGGCTGCGCGCAGCCATCCGTACAGCCGTCGCGGCTCCCAGAACTACCGGCGCAGGGGCGG